TCTCTCACCAACGTCTATGCTAAATCTCAAATGCTCATCTCTACCCTCAGTGCCGTCCGTGTATTCATTCACGTCCACATCATAGTCTAAATTAACATTCTCATTGTTTAAAAACTTTTTTGCCATTTCAATGTGTGCTTGTGTGTATGTCATGTGTTACGCTCCTTATGTGTGTGTTAATTGTTTATAGTATACGCTCGTTTGTCCAAAATGTCAAGTGCTAAATGCAGCACGCATATGCTGCGTGCTGCTGCTACACATATTACAGTGCTGCAAACTGTTTCCAATAAGCAGCACAGTTGTGCCAATTAATGTTGTATGTTAACGGGTAGTTGTTGTGTGCTATGCAGAATGCATAACGCTGCTGTAGTGGTGTTTGCTTAAATGCTGCGTATAGTTGCTGTAGTGTTGTGTACATGTGTGTTCGCTCCCTTATTGTTACTACAGTATACACTCAGCCGCCCAAAAGTGCAACCAAAATGTTGTGCAATGTACATGCAGCAATTGCACAACGTGGGGGCTGCACAGTCTCCCCGCAGCCCCCTCGCATGCAGCACCCTACTGTGCCGCTGCTACACGTGTTCCCTAATCCCGTTTCTTCTTCTTAGCACTCTTGCGCCCACGCTTGCTCTGGGGGCCCGTCTTGAACACCACGTCCTCTGAGCGCATGCCCGGTGGGCATATCTTGATCCTGTTGCCCTGCGCCAACCATTCCTCTATGGTCTGGGCACGCATGGGTGCTGCTTCCGTCTTCTTGGTTCTGGCCATTCCTCATCCTTGTGTTGTGGCCACCCCCTCCCCATGCATGTGATGAGGAGGCGTTTGGTGCGAGCGGAGGGATTCGAACCCACACACCCCGTTGGATAACGGATTTTAAGTCCGTTGCGTCTACCCGTTCCGCCACGCTCGCCTTGGGTGGCCTGCCCTGAGAGATTCGAACTCCCGACCCACGGCTTAGAAGGCCGTTGCTCTATCCTGCTGAGCTAAGGGCAGTTTGTTAACTGTTATGTGTATAGTAACACCATTGACCCCACCCTGTCAACCACTTAATTGACCATTGACGGCCACCCTTGATTGATGTTGATTGGTGTGTTGATCCCCACCCTGTTGATTGGTTGTGTTGAGATTGATTGTGTTGAAAGTGTGTTAAACTGCACAGTAACCGAAACCATGTTATACACATGCATACACGCACACATGCGCAAAACCTGCAGCGGGGCCTAGCATAGTATAGCAGAGTCTAGTGTAGTACACAGTGTAGAAGGTGTGGACCACCGTTAAAGCCTCTTGAACCTATTGATAGTGGTTGATAGAGTCACTAGGGCCACCCTTGATTGGCACAGTGTAGGGAACCGTATGCGCTTGAACGCATATACTAACAGTATACACTATAATGCATGCACGTGTGCGCACACACGCGATCCAGCGCAGCGGGGCCTGTGTGCAAGAGTGGCAGTTTACCGTGAGGGAACGGTGAGATAGAGTGGATAAACCGTTGATATTACAATGATTATATGCTAGAAACTCAGCCGTTTGGGTCATATGAGCAAGGTTTGGCACAATATGTATAGTGTAAAACGATTCAAAAGAGCATGGTATGGGGGGCATGCAAAAAATACTCCACCGAACGATTCAAACAATTGAATTTTTTGAGTCAAACAATTTATTTTTTTGAGTCAAATAATTGATTTTTTTGGCCCAAACAATTAGATTATTCGACCCATACTGCACAGTAACCCCACTACTACGCTAGTGTAGATCAGGGTCTCTGCCCAGTCCCGTCACGGTAGGGTGCTCACGCTTTTGGATGGTGTAGTTAATCAGTTGATAGTGCTGTGCGTATACGTATGCTTCTTCCTCACTGGAAAACCCTGCTTCAAGTATTGAGTCACTCGCAGCGTCAACTATGTCATATGTGTATCTCATGGTAGGGTATTTACGGTAGTCCACCCGAACATTATATGCTACTATACGCTATATGCCCAGATGCTTGTCGTAGTCAATGTCGTCACCATCACTCTTGTGCAGGGGCTTGCTTGGCGTCCACTCGGAAAGGATGCTCTCCACGGCAGCAAACGCAAAGCCCAAGGGCTTGAATACAATTAACAACAGGCCACGGACTATCATGCTCACATAGTATAGTGCGAGTAGGCTATAGTATTTGATGTTGTACATGTTCATATAAATTCTCCTGCCAAATCAAGCGTACCGCTTGCTGCTTCGCAGCTCAGGGTCTATCGCGACCGCTTCGCGGCTGTTTTCTGGCGCTTGCGCTTCGCTCTCGTTTGGCTGTTCTTCGTTCATTATTACGAGTAGCAGCAGGGGTATTGAGTAACACGCTGCTAGGTATAGTGCTAATAACATCGTTGTTTCTAACATACTCTATATAATACACTCTTTGTGCTCTTTGTCTAGATCTGAATCTGCCAAAATGATTTGGGTTAAATACACTGTATTAACCAATTGGAGAACTCCTTGCAACACATACACGACACTGTCAGCCTCTGCAATTCATGCTATAGGCACATTCCCGCCATAGTATACGAAAGCGAGGGACGAATATGGATATCAAAGCGTTGTGAGATACACGGTGAGAGCAGGCAGATCGTGGAACAGGATCCCCAATTCTACTATGGGCTACAGCATCGACGCTATGAACCCACGTTCAATCAGATACTGTTTGAAGCCACGGATAGATGCCAGCTCGCCTGTCCACACTGCTATCATCTGCCCGACAATCAGGTGCAGGATAGGCCCATTGATGAAGTCGTCTCACAGTTGGAGCCCTTTGATAGGGAGAGCCATCCCACGCTTGCGGGTGCGGAGGCTACGCTGCGTCCTGACTTTGTTGAACTGGTGGAACGGATTAGAAGCATGGGGTTCCGCAGCCTGGAAGTGGTAAGCAATGCACTGCGCTTTTCAAACAGGGGCTTTACGTCTGCATGCGCGGGTGCGGGTCTCAGCCAGGTACACGTGGGCATGAACCACGAGAGCTATCAGGGTGCCAAGATACATGCCAAGCAATTGGAAGCCATAGAAGTTCTCAAGGAGTCACGCATACGCATGGGCTATGTGGGCTATACCATAGAGACCCTGGATCATGTGGAGGACATACTGAGAGAAATAGAACGGATACACGACCCTCTCAAGATACTGCACTATAGAATACGCTGTGGGTCATTCATAGGACGCAGTTCGGATAAACAGCGCAGTTATCTAAGTGCGCTGGTGACCAAGGTCAAGAGCATACTGGGTGATGCGGTTGTTGATGCACCCATGGATGATAACCCATATCACGTCATGCTCAAGTGGAAGGATGACATAGTGCTGAGGCTGATACAGTGGCCGGACGTTACCAACATAGACATGGAAGAACTGGTCACGGGGCCATGGTGCCAGTTCTATGATGGACCCATAACCAACTTCGTGCATCAGGCCATAACACGTGACGCATTCAAGAACATGAATCTACCACGCTGGGATGACGCACCCACACGCTATCAGTATCGCAGCCTATGGAGCACCCACCACGAGCATTGGAAGGAGGGTTGGACACAACAAGATCTATCCCCCATCAAGAGCCTGGACTACGATAGAGTGTGCCAGACCCTTCTAAACGATAAATAGACGGTAACCAAAGGAGCACCCTTGAAAACCTGGATCATTCAGCAGAAGCCCAGCAAGCACAATCGCTACGAAAATGATAGGCTACTGGCCGAAGGAGGTCCTGGCACGGAAATAGTTTTTCACCCAAACATAGACATCATAGTAAGTCGTGAGGGTCGACGCTCAATTAGGGTAAAGAACAAGCAGGTGGACATACCAGACGTGATGATCCCTAGGACTGGATCAGGCACGGGCTACTTTGGCTTTGCCATACTGCGTCATCTTGAGCGTCTGGGGGTCAAGACTGTGAACCCATCCTACGCAATAGAAGCCACCAAGGACAAGTTATACGCACACCAAATATTTGCGGAGAAGGGCATACCCACACCCAAGACCATGCTGGTCAAGCACCCAGTTAATGCCAACCTCGTTGATAGGGAAATAGGATGGCCCGCAATAGTCAAGATCATGGCAGGGTCATACGGCAAGGGTGTGTATCAAGTTACCAGCAAGAGCCGCTTCACTGACTTTATAGAATTTGCACACGGTATCAAGACCGACGAGGCCATCATAGTGCAGGAATACATAGACACCCACCCTGGCGAGGATCTGCGTGTATTTGTCGTGGGTGATAGGGTGCTGGGTGCCATGAAGAGAAGTGCCAAGGACGGATCATTCAAGGCCAACATCACTCGTGGGGGCAAGGGCGAGAATTATCCACTCACACCAGAGATAGAAGACATAGCCCTAAGAGTAACACGTTCATTGGATTTGGAAGTCGCGGGCGTTGATCTACTGTTTGGTAAGGACGGGTTCCTAGTATGCGAGGCAAACTCCGCACCAGGGTTCGAGGGTTTCGAGCATGCCACTGGCATAAATGTTGCAAAGGCTATCATAGACTACGCCAAGAGTAAAACGAATGGACTACGCTAAACCTGATAAGAAAACGAGATTACTCCAACAGACTGCTCTATGGATCGTGATGCATCCCCACAATAGCAGCAGCGATGAAGCAGAAGTGCTGTACCCTTGGTGGATTGCTGAAACTATTAGAATGTGCCAAAAGATTAGGGCCTACACCGAGATGTTGCCACACAAGTTTACGGTTATAAATGATGGAAGAGGCTGCGTTGACTGTGTATCAAATTATCCCCGACTTGTGGATCTAGCACAATTCAACAGTTATATCAACACGCACAACATAACTAGAATTGTATACACTGGGTTTTCACATGGAATCTGCATATTAAAAGAATCAGTGTTTGGTATGCAAAACATTAATAGAATTCATCCTAACATAAAACTGTATCTCAAACACGATCTTACCTGCATTGGTCCCACGGGAGGTGTCAGTGCCTGGAAGTCAGCAGACAGCCTTACAAGGTCCTATGCAGAAATAATATAATATTTTTTAATATAAAGTCTAAACTAAATATTTGTACAACAATTACGAAAGGTAATTCAATGTACGAAACTGTTTCTGTAGCAGAACTATTTGAAGAAGAACTAGCAGCACTGGAAGAACAGCATCAACGATTGATTGACGAAAACTCATTTGACAGCAGGCAAACAGCACAGAAGATAGCAAACGTGATTGAATACTTTAAATTAAGACTGGGCGTGCTTGATGAAACAATTGACGAAGTATATGGTGTTCCTAGTAACAAGACCCTACACTAATAAACACCAACTTATTGATCATAGTCACAATATCTAAATAATCATATGGAGCGATATGATTACTAAGAAACCATCCGGATGGAAACAAGTCAAACTTAAGGCACCCAAGGTGCCTGATATAACCTGTCCTCTCATTGACGATATTATACGGGGATTAGAAAAACTACGAGATGAAGGAAAGTCAATTAATAAAACAAATACCAAGGCAATCATGCGCAAACTCGAAAAGTTAAGAACTGCGAATGAACTGCTCCGTGATGGTGGCGAGTATTGGTATCTTCTAGCCAAAAAGCATCTAAGCAGAAAAAAAATTCTTTAAATACCCACATGCAGAAAATACTCATAATGGGTGACAGTTGGGCTGATTGGCGCTGTCCACAAGTACATGGTAATAACAGAGAAAACGATAGTCATCATTTGACAGGCATGTTGAAAGAGCAGGGTTACCATGTGGTTAACTGTGCCAAGATGGGATCATCAAATTTTAAAGCAATCGAAAGAGCCGAATTAGAACTGGAGAAGAATAGTTTTGATTGGGTCATATGGTTCCAAACAGAAGTATTCAGAGATGGCCATATGTATAATGCTGATGAACCCTTCAGGTTAGAAGAATTGGCTGAAAAATTAGCGGCAGAACAGTACAAATTATTCGAAAGCCTAAGGCATAAAAATAATCTTAAGGCAATTGTGATTGGTGGGCAAGCACCAACCTTTCCTTTTATTAGGGACTACATTAAAATTGAAATGCTTGTTGATGATTGGAGATCACAGATAGTACAAAAGAAATTACCATTCAGTCACATTATGTCTCTAACTGAATTTGCTGATATTCTACTTAACAAGAATTCTTGCCAGGACAGTTTCAGACAAAGATTAAAGTTTCTTGGAGAAGTTGAAATAATTTTTAATCTATGCGATCAGCGAAGAGATTTATTTCCAAACGGTAGCCATCCAGGTGAAAAACCACATAGAGAATTGGCTGATAATATACATGATTTTATTTTGACTCATTAATATGTTGACTTTGCATGGCTGATATGCTAAATATGTATACAACGTTCGAGCACTAGGCTTGGAAGTAGACACAAGATGTCGAAGGAACGCACCTAACTTTAACAGGGAGGGTGACATGGATAGACACTCATTTATGCTCAAGCAATATAGTGAGCAACAAACCCGCAAAAAGAAGGAAATGGAATTATGGAGAGCTCGTCAAGAGGTTGAAGTAAATGCCAATGGTACTTCTGGGTACGTAATAAAACATGGTCCTAACAAAGATAAAATCTTAGGACACCAGTCTACTAAATCTACCAATAACTGGTAGTTACACACAGGGGGAGCTCAGACTCCCCCACACTAACATGAAACATAAAAAACAAAACAATCGAAAACAATCTCCTATTGAGATACAAAAACAGATCATTGAGCAACTAAAGAAAGAGCGAGACCCCATGGAAAGAGAAACGCTCAATCAAAGACTGCATCACTATAACACGATACTTAATAAATAATATTGTTATTATTTTTTAGGAGTTGGCAATGGCTTATTCAGATAAAGTCCTTGACCACTACGAGAATCCCAGAAACGTTGGTAGTTTAGATAAATCGGATCCTTCCGTTGGGACTGGTATGGTTGGAGCCCCTGCTTGTGGGGATGTAATGAAGTTACAGATAAAGGTTAGTGATGAAGGTATCATTGAGGATGCAAAGTTTAAAACGTATGGCTGCGGCAGTGCTATCGCTAGTTCTAGTTTGGTCACCGAGCTTCTTAAAGGGAAGACCTTGCGAGAGGCAACAGAAATTAGAAATTCACACATTGCAGAGGAGTTGGCTCTGCCGCCGGTGAAGATACATTGCTCTGTTCTAGCAGAGGATGCCATCAAGGCAGCAATCAAGGATTATGAATTAAAGTGTAACTGCAACTAGAGCAGCATTATCTTGTCCATTGCTTGGACAATTTCCTGTGTTGTGTAGGAGTGTGGTTTATTAACCCTAAGTTCCTGTATCTTGAATTCTCTATCCAAATACTTGTGATCTATCTTGGTAGGTCCGTATTGTTCCAACCAATCAAACACTACTAAGGGATCAAAAGGTCCACAGGTATAGACATCCAATTGTATGATTGCAGGATCTGATTCGTCCCAGGTGTGCATGACCACGTGTGATGTTTCTATTATGGCAGCAACCGTTAGTCCTCTGTTGCCCTCCATGTGAACATACTTTGCATATGGCCCCATCAGCAGTTTCATTCCGATGCGCTTAATCAGAGTCTTGACCTGTTCGCTCACTAAGTTTTCATCACTTGGCGGGTTAAGCACCTCCGCACGAACTATTATGTGTTTATGCACCAATGGTTCCATCCTACAAAATAAGATAATCTATTTATAACAACCGAGAGAAAACAGGGTAGTTATCCTGATTGCATATTTCTATTAAATATTTATAGTGCAAGGAGATCTATCATGTTAGAAATACAACAGCAGTTTAGATCACACATACAGAGACACTGTAACGAAACCGGATTTACTATTCCGGAACTACTAGAAGATTACTTGGTAGGGCTACTATCAAGCAGGCTAAGGGAGACTGAGCTAATCCCGGAACCATCCTTTGGCGAACGCTACCTACAATTGCAACAACTTAACAGAGCATACCTATTCCAAGAGTATGCAGACCAATGCTTGTTCTTTGTGTCCTTGCTGCCCGAGTATGGTAGGAAGCGTGGATTGGATATAGATTATTATGCTTCATTGGGCATTGCTTCATACTACAGCGTGGGAGACACCATTAGGGATGATCGCTTTATACAATTGGGCAACTGGTTCTATCACCTTCAAAAATTTCTTAATTCGGCCATACATCCAAAGGCTCGCTTAGACCTATTTGACTTTCTTAAGGAAGATAAATACTTGTAAGATGAGAGAACTTCTAGAAGGATTAGCAGAAAGTGATAAATCCTGGGCTAGCACCAGAGCAAAGGCTGCATTGGAAATTTCAGAGCAGTATGAAGGTGGTGGATTAGATGAATGGGAGTATCAGGAAATGATGTTAAGAATTATAGAAGACTCAAAACTAGATAGAGAGGCGGACGACTTGGAAACTAAATCATTATTAATATCAGCAGTTCACCAAGTGTCAGGATATATTTAATGAAGATTGCAGAAGTTATAGACACACATTTTGTAAAAGAAGAACCTGCTAGTAGAGCATTATGCACCTCAGGAAAGCCTGATTCGGCATTGGGTGCTTCACAACTAGCATCATGCAAAAGCCAAGGCTACAGAGCAAGAGATGGTGGCAAAAGCCACAAGGTAGGCTCTGACAGAGTTAAAGTCCGCGGTAAGAAAATCAAAGGAAAGAAATACGGCGGCCCATTACCAGACTGGAGTTAGAATGAAACCAGGACCGGGATCATTATTGATTGCACCTCCGGCAATGACCGACACAAGATTTGCCAAAACAGTTTTACTTGTCACTCATAATAACAGTGCAGGATCATTTGCACTCTGCTTGAATAGACCTACCAAGCACACAGCCAAAGAACTTTCAAAAGAATTAAAATTAGACAAAGAACTCCCTTTTCAAATGTATTGGGGCGGGCCGGTTAATCATGGCAGTATTTGGATGATACATGATAATAGTTGGCATAATGAAAATACTATGTACGTAAATGGCAAATGGAATGTAACAAGTCATGAGTCCATGTTTCATCACATGGCAGATGGTGATGCACCACGTGATTTTAGATTATGCTTTGGATTCTGTTCTTGGATGCCTGGTCAACTAGACATGGAACTAGCAGGTGATGCACCATTTTCTCAAAGAAGTAGTTGGGTTATTGCCGATAATGTTGATCCTAACTGGGTTTTTGAAACCCCAGTTGACGAACTATGGGAAGACTCAACTAATCTCGCTGCTGGGCAAGCGATAGATAACTGGCTTTAATCTAAAAAACTATACCAACCTGTTGCAATATATTTTGTTTCAGTATTTGAAACTATTCCTCTATGGAAATGTGTCCAGTATGCAGGCCATAGGATGCATTTTCCTTCTTCGGCTTCAACCGCTCCGTATTCAGAAAATTCAGTTCCAGCATTTTTAACATCGTTTAAATAAACTGTCCAAACGATTAACCTTTTTGACACCTCTAAATCGTCCGGGCTGTATTCTGTATGCCAAGCAAAGTAACCTTCACCTGGTCGATATCTTTGAATATTTAATTTTTCTCGCATCCCCCAACGCGGAACGTTTTCTAAAAATTTATATTGTTTCTTATAATGTTCTAGTTCACCGCCTAAAAAGTTTAACAATTTTTTTAAAGGAGGACCAAATAATTCTGAATCTATGTAGGTTTGATCACAACCAATATCTGTGCTTACTTTTTCATCAGTTACTTGATTATTCTTACCTGTTCTACCTTTAACTTGAAGCCAAGGATGTTCTTCAAATTGTTTTATAATTTCTTTGCAGGTTTCGCTATCCAATCTATTAGTAGATTGGTAGATATGGGATTGGATATTATTCATTTGGTTCCTTATCAACATACTCTACGCTGTCAATATCCCATATATTATCAAAGTCTACTCTAAATGTTTTTCTTGCGGTAGTATCATATAGTTCTACCAAACGGCTTTTTAAATCTCTAACTTGGATAACACCAAAGCCTTCATACTCGCCTGGACCCTTTAGAGGAACATCACTTAGATTGGGTGCCGGCCTGCCCATCGTGTCTAGCATTGTCGTGACCTTAAATTTACAACCGTAACTCTTGCCTACTTCAATATCTTCAATCTTCATCATTGTAATCCTTCCATTCCTCTATTTCATCTTTTGATAACATTTCTAATGTTACCGCTTCTGCCTTGCCGTAGTCTTCATAGCCTACGTTGTAGTATCTATTTACTTTGGCAATTATTCTATCATAGTTCATGTGAACTGTTTCAGTATATTCACAATACTTCATTGGCACATCTGAATTGTATGTTGATACAATCCTATACCATACCTTATTCTTTTTCTTCCTCTTTTTTGTTTTCATTGCTCTTTTCTAACTTACCCAACAGGACAAACAATCCTATTGATAGAGTCACTCCCAAAAACAATAATAGCAATCCGTGTCCTAGTGTCATTTTTTCCTCGTTGTTGATTTTGCCTTTGCTTGTATCTGTGCAGGAGTCATTCCGCCCGGACTCAGTTTATCAACTCTACAATTGAAAAGATGTTTCTTGCCACCATTTGATATGATAACAGGTTGACCGTGTTCATCAAGTTGAATGTCCACTACCTTGATAGGAACATTCTTAAACTTTCCTACCATTATGGTATCACCAACGTTGATGTCTACGGTAAACTTTTTCATCCTTCTCGTTCTAAATCCTAAATAACCACATTAGATTTTCTCACCTGCTTTGAATCCTCGGAATCGTAGGAACCTAGGAAACCTAAGCGAGTAAGTACCATCTTGGTTTTGCGTAATAGCATCTGCTCGTACCTCTACAATTTGTCCAGGAATAGTGCTACGAGTATTCCAAAACTCGTCCCTATTAGAATCAGTAAACCCACTGCCAACATTGACCTTGATACTTCTTCCGTCATCAGTTCCTTCACAAATGAATGCACCAAGTTTACCTTCGTTTCGGCCAGTTCCTTCTTCGACATCTTTTACCTCCAATGAAACCTCAATAAAGGGTTTCATCTTAAGCCACGAAGTTGATCGCTTACACTGATACGGATTATCAATGTCTTTGATCATGATACCTTCGTAGCCTTCTTCGACCATCTTCTTATTATAGTCTTTAAACTCTACTTCGCCAACCATTGTGTCAAGATCAACTTCGGTCTGCGGAATAATTTCAATGCAACCTGTATCTGCAAATATGTTTTGGAAAGTTTTTAGCATATTTGATCTACGTCTTTGGCCCTGTACACTTTCGCCCGCTTTGAATTCAACGAGTGGAACAATATCAAACAAACACAGTTTGGCATCTTGTGCTTCTACATTATCCTTACGATGCACCTGCTTCATAAGATCCTGAAATGAATTAGAAACAACTTCACCATCAAGCACATACGAACGACCAATCTCATCCATATAACCTTCCAATGCTTTTGTAATGTGTCCAAAGTTTTCTAGTACTTTACCATTACGTGTGTATTGTGTAACAGTTCTACTTTCGTAGTCTACAACTGTAATACAACGTACTCCATCCAGTTTTGGTTCTAACAACTTTTTACCTGCAAGTTTCTTTTCGTGATTAGCACTGTCGTGTGCTAACATACACTCAAACACAGGTACTTTATATTTGTCTAGTTTTAATTTCTTTGCAACTTTGTTAACAGTCTTTTCACTAACACCGCAACGAAGATCCTTAATTAAGATCCTACGATAGAACTTATTCCATTGTTCTTGTGTTGCCACATCCATTGCCAATTCGATTGCGTCCTTGGCAGCGTGACCTGTTAACTGTCGCTTATAAAGACTATCTGCTAATTCTGTGAAAGGCTTCCAAGCAAGACCTTGTCCACCTTCTTCTTTCTTTTCTGGAACTTGCTTTACACCAAACGTGTGCAACTTATCCAAACACATTACAACGCCTTCAAAGAACTCGTCAAGTCCTTCGTTCATTGCTTCTTCGATGACCTGTTCTTTTGCTAGACGACTGTTGTCTGCTTCTAGCCTATCGATGATGTCTTGTGGTTGTGTTCGCATCATATCTCCAGCAGTAGTAAATTTTATATCACCCATCTCACTCATTACGCAGCCTCCACTATGTCCATCGCCCATTGATCCCAGGGTTCTGTTTCTGTTGCTTTGAGACAGTTAAACTGAACAGTGTACTTGCTGTCCAAAACGTCTTCTAGCATAGCGTCCTTAATAATTGTAAGATGTGATTCATCATTAGTATCTATCCATAGAACACCGTGTGACCAGTGCATACTGGGAGCAACCGCGTTCATTTCACGGAATTGTCGATTAATTCTATCGAGTGCTGTAGTTTCAAATGCCATTGTTTTGCCTTTCTGTTTGCCTAATTATTAAGTATATTATAGCAAATCATTTGCTATCTGTCAATCTTTTTATGAGTGAATCTATGCTGTGAACATCAATGTTTTCAGCGGCTTTGTACACATGGAAATGGTAATCTTCTATGGTTTCTTTTATTTTGGATAGTATTACTTCTTCTGGCTCGGCAATCCATTCCGAAAAGCCCCTACCTTCCAGCATGATTGCGTATCCAAATGTATCCTTTAGTACCGTTTCCAATCTGTTCACAGGGTTGGGCTTACCGTACCACATGTGATTGAACGTGGCAAGATGGCTTGAAGCACTATAACTGTTCTGATAGACTCCTAGCCTTGTCTTGGCACTTTCGAAACCCGTGATACCTATCTTGCAGTCGCCACTGCCCAGTGGATCCTTCATTAGATATAGGAATTTCATACACTAACCTCCTCAAAAAGATTGTTAAACATTATCATAACATTAGGATGGCTACGAGTTGATTGTATGTTAAGCACGGGCATACATCCATTTAATGCTATGTAAGATTGTACTAGTTTATTTTCTTCGTTTAATAAAAAACGTTCAATTTCATGTTCATCTTCGTCCATCAAGTCCTGGGTCCAATCATTGACTGTAATAATGACATCGTTCTTGTGAACATCTGGTAGATATTTTTTCATCATTTCTGTCATTTTACTTGCACTGGTATCAGCAAGCATTTGATGCCATCCAGGAATGCCGCCAGCCTTTCGATAGATTCTATTGCCCCAGGTTCCAGACATCCATTCGTTGTCACATGCCTTTCCGTAATTTAGAATGTCTTCGTGCGTTTGGAATGTATAGTTATAGAATTTTGTTTTATGTTTTTCAACAATATAACATACATCTCTCGGCGTGTTAAGCGTTGCCAACGCGATTGAATAAGTAATCATAAGTTACCACCTACACTGTGCTTGTGGAAGTTGGATGCGTCCAATTTCACTGTTATATAAATTTACAATAGCATCATACACACGCCATTGATCATGATCCCTAGGATGCGTGAACCCTTTGGAGTTTAGAGCATTCTCATAGTTTTCCTTAAGACCAAGTTGCGTTGAACTAGGATCTCCCCACTTCTTGATAAAGTGTTTGCCCAGTTCCTGATCAAAGGCAGCATCGATTGTAAAGCCTTCAACTTCCGCCATGCGATACAACAATGCCATCGGTCTCCAAATCTCTAATTCAGCAGCCGCCTTAGTCCAGTGCATGCTATGAAATGCCAATGCCCGCTTCAAATACTTTCCCTTTACACCGTAATCGTCGGCCATATCAAATATGGTCTGCCCACTCTTTATCTGGCTAAAAGCGTTTGGTGTGTTCGCGTTACGCTTAGGACTGAAGCCTGTTGCAGTTAAGATGTTGTTCATCGCCACTGTAGGGCCGTCCTTTGTCTCCAATAAAATCATAAACTCATCATAGGCATGTAGTTTACGCTTGTTACGGCTGTTAATACGTATCATGTTCTGTCCAGCCAACCACACTGCATATTCTATCTTGTCATCAAAACCTGCCGCCTCAATTACTTCCTCTGTGATCATTTCAACATCGATGTACCAAATGGGATGGCAGGTATAATTTTGCCTGTGCATTTCCTGTGCTGTGTGATGTCCGTCCCACAGCATGTACATACCATCTACCTTGATCGCAGTTGGTAGTAGAACAGAAGTGTGTTCAAAGTCACACTCAATCTTATACAAATGGTTAGGAGCAACGTCACGCTGAAACCTAGGCCATAAATACATGTCGCTCCAATCTACCCAACCAAATTTTACTATGCCTTGTTTTGGATCAAATGGGTCTGGATTGTTTGGCTTCTTGTCCGGTCCTAGTACTACATCAATTGCTTCTGCTATGTCCTGTAGTGGAATGATGCCTTTTGGATAATTATCAGCCATTGTTCTAGTATCAATAGCATCGTCCTTCATTTCAAAAGGAATCTTGAATTTCTTTAGATATTTGTTGATTTCGGTCTGACGATTGTAGACTTTAATTTTCATTTGTTTTCTCCAATTGTGTGCCTGTGTAACGAATTACTAGGGCATCAGTTATGCACAACTGCTTGACGAATCAATGGGTTAGTGCTTCATTGTTCTTACAGTATAGTTTCAGTTTATAATTGTGTCAACCTAGATTTTGCTAAAATATAACATATAACGGAAATATGTTTTCAAAATAGGAATTGACATTTTCTATCTATCAAACTATAATAAGTTATGATTAATAAAAAGGAAGAAACACACATGGCATTAGTTCCAATGGTTATTGAATCTACTCAAAAAGGCGAAAGAGCCTTTGATATTTATAGTAGATTACTTAAAGAAAGAATTGTTATGCTGAATGGTCCTGTTGAGGATCATATGGCAAATTTAATTGTTGCTCAGTTATTGTTCTTGGAAAGCGAAAATCCAAACAAGGATATTTCTCTATTCATAAACAGTCCAGGAGGAGTAGTAACTGCTGGAATGAGCATTTATGATACGATGCAGTTTATCAAACCAAATATTGCAACATTCGTAATGGGCCAAGCCTGCTCTATGGGATCATTATTAGCACAGGCCGGTGCAGCAGGAAAACGTAATATGTTACCAAACGCAAGACACATGATACACCAACCAAGTGGAGGTGCAGGCGGACAGGCAACTGACATGGAAATTCAGGTTACGGAAATTCTTAAGATGAAAAAGAATTTAACAGATATCTATGTCAAGCATAACTCAAAGGGCAAGACCTACGATCAACTCGCGGCCGATATGGAACGTGACAAGTTCATGAGTGCAGAAGAAGCACTAGAGTATGGATTAATAGATAAAATAATTGATAAGAGACCATAATGAACGTAAGCAAGCCAGGAAAAGTTGATAAAAGTTGGGGTTATGAAATCATTTGGTCAAGTAATCATAATTATTGTGGAAAAATTCTTGTATTTGAAAAAGTAGGGTCAAAGACAACCATGATGATTCATAAGAATCGTAAGAAAAGTTGGTTTGTTAACGCAGGAAGATTTAAAATTACTTATACTGACATAAAGACAGGAATCACTGCCGAAGCATATCTAGAAGAAGGCAAGACTGTAGATCTTGCAGAAATGAGTCCACATTGTGTAGAAGCAATGGCACCTAATTCGATGATATTCGAAGCCGGCATGCCAGATAATGTTGACGATGTTTTTAGGCTTACTCCTGATGATAATCAAAAGTCTTCTGAAGAGCCAAAATAAGATCCTCAATCATCCCATCATCATGATAGGGCGTAGGCGCAAATCTTAGACGCTCCGTTCCCTCAGGAACCGTAGGATAGTTAATGGGCTGGACATAGATGTTGTGTTCATTAAGAAGTGTATCGCTCATTGCCTTACACTTCTTGGCATCTCCCACAAGCACGGGAACAATGTGTGTGGTTGAACACTCCATGACTTCAATACCATTCTTGGTCAATCTGTGTTTTAGTTTCCTTGCACGCTCCTGATGCTTTTCTCTAATCTCGTTGTGATCTTTCAAATACTTGATTGCGGCCATTGCACCCGCACATGTAACAGGACTCATTGATGTGGTAAAGATAAAACCGGAAGAGACTGAACGGATGGCATCTATCACTTCCGCATCAGCAGCAATGTATCCGCCTTGGGTTCCAAAGGCCTTCCCTAGAGTGCCGTTGATTATATCAACACGGTTTTGTAACCCTAGTTTCTCCGTCCAGCCTCCACCGTGATCACCGTAGAGTCCTACTGCATGAACTTCGTCAATATATGTTATCGCACGATACTTGTCCGCAATGTCACATATTTCCTTCATGGGCGATATGTCACCGTCCATTGAATAAACTGATTCAAAAACTATGCAGGGTGTCTGTCCTGCTAACACGGCAGATGCACACAATTCATCCAACTGCTCCAAATCATTGTGCTGCCATACGACCTTGGGCGCCTTTGAGTGTCTTATGCCCTCTATCATTGATGCATGGTTCTTTGAGTCAGAAATATATACAATATTTGGAATGATCTTGGGCAGTGCAATTAGCGTCCATTCATTAGCGACATATGCACTCGTGAATAGCAGTGCCCGTGCCTTGTTGTGCAGCGTGGCAATTTCATGTTCAAGGGCAACATGATAGTGTGATGTCCCTCCAATATTGCGTGTGCCACCACTTCCACTACCCGTTTGATCAAGTGCGGTGTGCATGGCATCAATCACGACCTTGTGCTGTCCCATGCCTAGGTAATCGTTGGAGCACCAATTCACAATCTTCTTGATGTTGTAGGGACCATACCAGATCGCGCTGGGAAAATCACCTCTCTCGCGAATTATGTCGTTGAACACACGATAGCGACCGCTATCTCTTAGACTTTTTAGTAGCTCGTTTATGGGTTTTTTGTCTATCATTTTCGTCTCTTATACAAAAGGATTGCCCAAAGTAGCCCGTAAACGTGTAGATGCCCTGACGAGCAAGTTCCGCTTCGGTTTCTCCCAGGCTATTCCACCATTTCTTTAACACTTTGAACATAAGTGTATTTAACTAAATACTACTGGAGAACAAATATATGCGAGTAAGTGAAATTATCCGTAGTATCCTTGATATTATCGATCAGGCAGACGGTGAAGAAATTGTAAATGATGTTGATCCTCAACCAGAAGGCTACGAGGAAAAGGACGTAAAACGCTTCAAGCAGATTGCTGACGTGGTTGATACCGAGGATGCTGCCTATGGTAACACGCCCAAGGAAAAGATTGCGGGAGTGAATGCGGTCACCCACGATGCGGGTGCTGACACGTGGCAGGGCACCAAGGACGTGGATGACATTCGCGGCACCACAACTAGAATTCACGGGAACAACTAATGGCAACCATAAACTACATTGGATTGACGGGCGTAAAGAGTTCAGTAACCGTAACACTGGGAACGGATACATTTGACACGCTGATCACGGCAATTGCAGGTGATGAAGGATTGCCGACGGACTACTATTCAGTTTCTCTCGCAAACGATCCCGGCAAGATTGACACGGTGTATGGAGATAGTTCAACACCACTCAACGATGCTTCCATAGGCATGGCGGATGGTGATCTCGTCTATTGTTATCTAAGACAGGCAGACACCAAGGAACAGAGACAGATTCAGAAGTTGGAGATAGCACAGGTCAAGAGACAGGCAGGCGGTGATAACACCAAGGACTATTACAGAACCCTCAACACCTACGATGCTGCCCGCATACCAAATCCCTACGAGGGCAATGACTACAACGCAGACGATGACGAGAACACGGGAGCCCTACAGACAGGGAGGCCCTGGACCTAATGGCCAATCGTAAGTATTATCCATTCGATCAAATGATAAGCAGTGGCTACATCACGGGCCACTCATTCAATCACAAGTTTGGCGCAGTTCCTGCGATGAGCACCAACCCCGGCACGGGCAGCATCTGGGACATCAACGACACGTTCTATCCCTGGAGTGCATTGGAAACACCTGCAGTAGTAAATGTGGAAAGGAATAATCCTGCTGACAACGGATTGGTAGTTACTGTCCAGGGATTGGATTCCAACTGGGACTACCAAACGGAAGACATCACAATAACGGGTGCGGACCAAGTGGGCACCAAACTATTCCGCAGGGTGAATAGGGCATTCATAAGCCATCCCACTATAACTGCCAACACTGCCAACATAGACATAGAGGCAGGAGTCGCTGGTGGAACTACTATTGCTCGCATCACGGCAGGGCTTGGACAAACCCTAATGGCAGTATATACCATACCCGCAGGCTACACGGGCTATCTATACCAGGGCACCATGACCATTCAGTCGGGCGGTGATGCCACGGGATACATGTTCGTTCGCTACTTTGGCAGCAATACATTTAGGGTAGGACACACGTTTGAAGTTGAAACCGGCAGCCAGTATCTATACGATTTCGCATTCCCCATTCCAGTTCCAGAAAAGTCAGACATCGACGTAAGGGCCGCAGTCCGCTCCAACAACTCACGAGTGACCGCAGCATTTGACCTCCTGCTCGTCGAAAACGAAACCTACAATACCTACTAGTTTTAATAAATACTACTATAATTAACAAGGAGCAGTATGGCCTTTCTAGTTCATAACCTACCACCAGTAGAAGTGTATGTAAAGAAGGAATATCTTTACGATCATCAAAAGGGACACGGAGAACTTACTCCTGGCATGTGGATATCTCTAAAGAGCATTCAGCAAAGAGCATTCTACTTTGAAACGCTGCTGTTGGAGTATGGCGCACTCTACGACAAG